TCCGTGGAGCGTCATTATGTTGATAAACTTCCTACAATCGCTGAAGAGTTTACTGATTCGGATACAACAATCGTTGTCCAAGACAGCAAGGCTGGTTGGGCTAAAGCTTACAAGGAACTTGTCTCCTTACTCATTGGTGGTCAAATTCCACGATGGGACCTATCTAAGATACGCCCTGCTGGTGCCCGACTCAAGACTTTTGGAGGCCGTGCGTCTGGCCCAAAGCCACTGGATGATCTGTTTAGGTTCAGTGTGGATACATTTAGAAGAGCAGCAGGACGAAAACTCACCTCCATCGAATGCCACGATATCGTCTGTAAGATTGCGGAAGTTGTCGTGGTCGGAGGTGTCCGTCGATCAGCTCTTATCAGCCTTTCCAACCTTACCGACGAGCGGATGCGTGATGCTAAAACTGGCGCATGGTGGGAAGCTAATCCTCAAAGAGCACTTGCGAATAATAGTGTAGTGTACAAGGAGCGTCCAGAGATTGGTACATTCATGGAAGAATGGGTGTCTCTGTACAAGAGCAAGAGCGGTGAGCGTGGTATTTTCAATCGTGACGCTTGCCAAAAGACTGTAGCCAAACTTGGTGATCGTCGTGATCCTAGCTACGAGTTCGGTACTAATCCGTGCTCAGAAATTATTCTACGAGATCGCCAGTTCTGCAATCTTACAGAAGTTGTTGTTCGTCCCAGCGATACACTAGAGTCGCTATCTCGCAAGGTTCGTCTTGCAGCGATTCTAGGTACATGGCAAGCCTCGCTCACCAATTTCCCGTACCTGTCTAGTGAATGGAAGAAAAACTGTGAAGAAGAAGCTCTGTTGGGAGTATCGCTTACAGGTATTCTGGACAATGCCATGATGCGCGACATGCACGGATTAAAGGCTAATCTGTCAAATCTAAAGGAGACGGCTATTAAGACCAACACAGAATGGGCCAAGAAATTAGGAATTAATCCTGCTGCAGCCATTACTTGTATTAAGCCCAGTGGTACCGTATCACAACTTACTGATGCGGCTTCAGGCATTCACGCTCGTCACAACGAGTATTATATTCGTACCGTTCGTGCAGACCGTAAAGATCCGCTGTGCCAGATGATGATTGAAAAGGGATTCGTACACGAGCCGTGCGTAATGAAGCCTGATTCGGTTATGGTGTTCTCGTTCCCCATGAAGGCCGAGGGATCGGTTACTCGTAACGATATGACTGCTATTGAGCATCTGGAATTATGGCTAGCTTATCAACGCCACTGGTGTGAACACAAGCCGTCTATTACTGTTACCGTAAAGGAACACGAGTGGATGGAGGTTGGTGCATGGGTGTACAAGCATTTTGACGAGATTAGTGGTATTTCGTTCCTACCACACTCTGATCACTCGTACCGTCAAGCACCGTATCAAGACTGCACCAAGCAGCAATACGAAGAACTACTAGCTATTACTCCCAAGGATGTGGACTGGAGTGAACTCAAGAAGTACGAGAAAGTAGACCAAACTGTTGGAACCCAGTCGTTTGCTTGTAGCGGCGACAAATGTGAACTGGTAGATTTAACTAATAATTAAGGAGATATTATGAATATTGAGAATATAGTTATATTTAATTTTTTTCTTACTGTGGCTTTAGCGTTTATTGGATATCGTCAGCATGTAGTTGGTGGATTCCGTCGTGAGCGCGATAACGAAGAAATTCATCAAGAGATCCGTAATAGTATGGATTACGTTAACGGTCGGCTAGACAACTTTGAAGATCGTATGGATCGTGACATGCTTGATCTATACAAGGATATGGATAGAGTCACAGATGCTCTTCCCAAAAAGAAGACTACAGGAATAAACTCACGGATTCCTCTGTGAGATAAAAAAACCCGGTCGCAAGACCGGGTTTTTTGTTATAGTCTGAACCTTCTTGGTTGGTTAGTCTCTGGTGGAACTTCATACGGAAGTGAGTGTTGGGGAGTATTTTCGGTATTAACAGGCTTGGGTTGCATTTGAGGAGTAGGTGTAGTGCCTTTAACAGGAACTGAAGGTGTTTGTTGGCCTCTCGAAGTAATCGCAAGAATAGTTGCCAAAAGACCAGAAAGACCAGCACCTGCAGCTGCTCCTAGACCTGCTGCTTTTCCGGTAGACATTCTTGGCGAAACAGCAGGGGGTACAGGTTGCGAGGATGCCACAGGAGCAGAAACGGTTCTTCCTCCGTGTGCCGGTCGTTGAAGTGCTTGAGGAATAGGTCTAGCTTGTGTCATCACAGGACCAGTTGTTTCAGGAGCTGGAACTGGAGCTGGAGCAGATTCTGGAGCTGGAGTGGATGTGGTTTTTGATTTGGTGCGTGGTTTACTTTTGGGTTTTGGTGTTTCTTTAGCTACAGGAGCAGGTTCTGGAACTGGAGCTGGGGTCGGAGCTGGAGCAGAAACAGGTTCTGAAGCAGGAGTAGATTTGCTACTTAATTTACTTTTGGCTTTTGTTCCTGGCTCAGGAGGCTGATTGAAAAGACCCGATTCGCCTTCTTTAGGTGGTGTATTTTTTCTTTTAGCCATTTCGGTGATAAAGTTACAGTAATGCTGAACAGATTCTCTCATGTTTAGTGCTTTAACTATATCTCCGTAACGGCCTTGATCTCCGTATCCAGGTTCGTCAAATTTACCGGTTTCTTTATTGTATCTGATACTGATTGACGGTCCTTCGCCTCTAGAGTAACGATCACGGATTGAGCTGCGCTCTTCTGACGATAGTTCACCCCACATTTGAGAACCGGGAACCACATTACTAATATCTCGTTTTTGTTCTGGTTGTTTTTGTTCTGGTTGTGCTGCTTGCAATTCTTTCTTAATTTTTTCGTTAGATTTTCCTAGTTCTTTATAGTGCTTAACACTACCTGGAGTTATTTTTTCTCCTGTTTCTTTGCTGAGACGAGCAGCACTCTGATCTACTCGTTTTTTGTCCTCCGCTGACATGCTTTTTCTTTCAGCTCCCAATCTATCAGCTAGTTCAATAGTTTTTTCTGCTTCTCCAGCTATTATTCGGTTTTTAACTTCTTCTTGACCGCGAGTAAGTTCTGGCCCTGTTTTTAGTTTAAGACCGGCATCTACGTCTTGAGGAGTAAATCTTGAGTCTCTAGCAGTGGACGGAACTTCTGGTGGAGGAGCTAAACCACCAGGACGTTTAATTTCTGAAGAACTAATTGTTCCTTTGGTGACGTTTTTATCCAATATAGAAGAGTATTCGTTTTTATTCTTTAAACCAAACGGATCTTTTACTTTATTTAAAAGATTGTTAGACGTTTCTAATTCTTTTACGTTTTTAGCGTATTGTTCTGGTGTTACTGGTTCGTATCCGTGTGGAGATTCACTCCAACGAGGAAATTCTGGTGTTACTTTTTTCACACTGGAAGGAAGATCGAAACTAACAGTAATTACGTCGTCTTCACTATCGGCGGCTTCGTCTGGAACAGTTATTGTTGGTCCAGTAGTTTTTGCTGTCTTTACAGCTTTTTGCATTTCTGCTTCTATTTTACTTCCCGGTAGTTTATTTAAAACTGCACTGGCAGGATCAGTCATTATATTAGTTACTGAAGGTTCTTTTTCGGATTCAGGAGCGTCGTATTGGCCACGAGGTTGATCAGTCATGGCTGCAACGCCTAGTCCCAACTCTCTACGCATGTTTGTTGCTTTTTGGATGTCTTCAGGAGATAGTGCAGATAGTCTACCTATGGTGGGATCCGTATTAGCTGGTGGTTGCTTGGGTGGTTGCGCAGCTTTATCTTTTAGATAGTCCACAACATGAGCGTCGTGGTCCAGATTAGCGGTTCCCGTAGGGTTGAAAATGCTGGGATTTACAACCGACTGTCGTTTTTCGTTTAGTAGTTTACCCTGCCAGATTTTGTTAATAATATTAGTTTCGTCATTTACGGGTTTACGCATGTATATTGCTCCTGAATAATAATATTTATACTTTTTTCCAATTAGCCTACTATATAATAGTAGAATGACACGGTTCACTGCAATCTTTACCGCAGTGATTCTAGCCCTCCTTCAAGGGTGCCAGAAAGATGCCAGTGTCTCCAAATCTTCCCTCCCCATTACAACTGTTGAAATTCCCCAGAGTACTAGTAAACCAGACCCGTTTCCGGGTTTCGATATAAGCAACAACAGTACCCAAAATAAGTACGGTTGTGTGGGGCACGTACGTAACGAGCGAGGAGAATTTATAGGCAGTGGAGTTCTTGTTGCTCCTGCAGTAGTTCTTACCGCTGGCCACGTCATAGACGGCGAGCAATTACAATATTTTATAACCGGGGATAAAGCGTATATAATTGAAAAAGTTATATTGCACCCCGGTTATAAAACAGGCGAAGAGATAGTTCACGATCTAGGAATTTTAATACTTTCGGAAGGATGTGATGAACCACCAGCACGGATGATAACCGATAAGTCTGAATTGTCTCCAAGAGAAGCGTTAACAACAGTTGGTTACTCTAAACAAATCAAAAAAGTAAGCAAGCCTGGAACTTTCTGGTATTACGGAACCGTGGAAGAAGAACCACAGTACATGAAATTTTTGCCCATAAATGGTCATGTGTGGTTTGGTGATTCTGGTGGTGCAGTATTTGAAGAAAGCGGGAAACTGGCAGGTATTATTGCTTCCATGATGATTGTAGACGCCACAATTGTAGACCAGTCTGCTACACGAGTAGACAGATACTACGAATGGATTACGGATACAGCCCAGAACGAGGGGTGTAGTTTTGAGTAAAATACAAAAAATATTAGTGTGCCTTTGTAGTTTTTTGATTGGAGTACTGCTTGCTAGAGTTTTAGGCTTCTGAATACATATTATACATGTTAATTGCGGGTGTAGATTATTCCCTAACAAGTCCTAGTATTTGCGTCTTCAACTCTGATGAAGCGTTTACTTTTAAACGCTGTGCTTTTTTCTTTCTTTCAGACGTAAAGAAAAACCAAACAATGTTTTTAAACAACATCTACGGAGAAGCGTTTAACGATTGGACCACAGACTTTTCACGATACGAAAACATATCAGACTGGGCTATGGAACATCTGGCAGTGTGTGAACAAGTAGCTATAGAAGGTTACGCGTTTGGTGCCAAGGGTAAAGTGTTTCATATAGCCGAAAATACGGGAGTTCTCAAATACAGATTACACCAAGCTGGCATACCTGTAGAAGTTATTCCTCCTAGTGCTGTTAAAAAACAGTCGGCAGGAAAAGGAAACGCAAACAAAGAAGAGATGTATAAAGCGTTTGTCCGAGAAACATTTATAGACCTACAAAAAATAATTAGTCCCGGAAAAAAAGATATTGGAAATCCTGTTTCCGATATTGTTGATTCGTATTTTATATGTAAAGCTTTGTGGAAAAAGATTACAACTAATTAAACTGCATCAAACAAACCAGGACCTGTATCTTTTCTTTTCATCATATCAAGAACGTCTGATGGAGAAGTGGAATCCATTCGTTTTGCTGCTCTATTTACAGCTCGGCGCATTCTTCTTTCTGCTGCTTTTGTTTGTATATCGCTTAACTTTTCTCGGGTAACCTTAAGTTCAAATTTGTTCATCTTCAAATCAGATTCCAGATCGGCAATTTGTGATTGCATTGAAGAAATTCTTTTTCCAGCAATACCGGAAACGTCTGATTTTATTCCTGTATTATATCTGGGAGTGTTAACAGTATTCAAAGGATCTGGAGCTCCCATTTGTGGAGGTTCCACATTAGGGTGAGAATACGCTGGTACCAGTGATCGTAACACACGTAATTGTGTACTGTGAATTGACGGTGTTTCAGGAACACCACTCAGTTTTTCTTGTGTGGAATCTTTTGGGGGTGTTTTGGATTTCAGAGTTTCTTTTTGTTGTGGTTCTTGGACTTGTTGTGTGGGATTGTACACAGAAACGCCTTCATAGACTTCTCGGGGATCGCTTTGTCTTATTCCTTCACGTCTACTTTTTTTCTTCTCAGAACCAGATTTTGTTCCCTTGCTCCAGCTTTTGGGGCGTTGTCTTGTGTTGCCACCACGGCGAGCAAATTCAGGTTTTGCGTTTTCCATAAAATTAAAGATTATATTTTCTTTAACTGCTTTTTTTACATCAGAAATTTCAGTTTCTTCGTTTACAGATCGCCAAGTTCCACCTTTTTTCTTGTAACACTTTGCAGCCCAAGCGTTTGCGTACGCACTAGGATACACATCAAATTTAGATTTGGCAGCAGACTTGCACGCGCTCCATTTGTCTGGATCGTTGGGTTTATTTTTTCCTTCAAGAATTAGATTGTCTTGGCATTCATAGCATTCGTCCATTTTTGCTGCTCCTGTTTTCACGTTAATTGGTTTTTTCCCTTTTTCGCCAGATCCTTTTTTACCACGACCTGCCTTGGACTGAGCTGATCGTTTTCGTTTAACGAATTTAGCTCGTCCTTCTTTTCCTAGCTTGGCTGCTTTTTGTTTAGAAAGGCATGCAGAATACGCTTCACCTTCTTTAGCGTCACCACATTCTCCTGCCAGATTGCCTTTAGAATCGTAACGATCCCAACCAGGAGTTTTGTTTGCGCTCTCTCCGTGGAACCATTTTCCTAGTCCAGAATTTTTATAAACTTCGTTAAGTCGCATATATACAATACTATTTATAAAAAAGCAAAGAAGAGCGTGAACTCTTCTTTGCCCTATGACGATCGAAAGGTAGCGAAGTTCCTTTATAGCATGAATGGCGTAGTTCGCGTGGGACTGTCTCTACGACCAACTCAGCCCGATCTGTAGTATATTTATGGAAATTTAAAATTCCATTTGACAAGATTTATTTGTGGTGTATATTAAAAGCATGATTCTTACGCCTAACATTACAATTGACGTAGATAACCTGAACGCCTTTAACCAGCAGTGCGCGGAGTACAGCAGCGCAGAAGGGAGTGAAACCAAGCATTGGGGATCTGATGAGTTTGCAAACGCTACTATTAGAGTAAAGCAAATTCGTACTCCCCAAGGAAATGGACTTTTTATTGTTGTTTCAAATAAGAAGGAAGTGTGTGTGGTGTGTCGTCTGATTGCTGCACCGGTTCCGCAAGGAGCCCTTCCGTGGGGACGCAAGATTTACGTGATGGATCGTATTCGTGTTCACAACAATTATATTGGCCGTGGTTTTGCGCCAGCAATTTACCGTTGGCTTGCCCGAAACGGGTACACCATTATGTCTGATTCACACCAGAATCAGAATTCGCTGGCTGTTTGGCGTAAGCTAGCAGCCACAGAAAAGGTGTACACAATCAATATTAACGACGGAATGTGGAGGCCGTACGATCCACTGAAGGTGGAAGACTGGATGCTGTT